AGGCTATGCGTATATATATCGAGGTAAGAGGAGGTGAGTATCGTTGCGTTTCGTTAAAAACCCTGCCGTCTGTTTATATAGGCAATCGGCATGAGCGTCAATGTTCCATGTTTACATGTTGAAACATTCTGAGGGGTTGTGTTAGTTCTGCATGGGTGTAAGTTAATTAGACGACCAAGCAAATCAATGTTATGAGTAAGAAAAAAGAGACTTATCTGATGAAAGAAATGAAGGAGAGAGTGGGGGTTGAGAGAGATCCAAGTGGAGGGGAATTAGCGAGAGATTTTACGAGTAGTGAGAGGAGAGAGTATGGGAAATATATGAGGGGATATAGAGCAAAGCATGGATTAGTGGATGGATTAAGGACAGATCAAGAGGGGTTTAGTGAATATCTGCGGGAGCGTAGAGAAAAAGATAGAAAAGCTAGGGGATATTAGTTATTGTGTAGTCGTCTTTTAGGTTAATAGTTATGCCAAAAGGGAAAGGGACTTATGGATCGAAGGTAGGAAGACCACCAAAGAAAGGAGGTAAGAAATAATGTATCAAAGAGAATGGTTAGAAGAAGATCGGCAGAGGATGATGGATATGGAGAGATGGTATGTCTTAGATGGAAGGCACTTGAAGACACATAAGCTCCATGGTTTTTATACGGGATTAGCAGAAAAGGCAGAAGAATTAGAGGCTCGTTTAAAATAGTGAGTTAAAATAAGAGTATCCCTAAGATGCTTGCTGCTTGGTCGTGGTCAGCTAGGGCTAGATAAAGCCTCCTAACATATCGCGCGTTAGGGGGTTTTGTTGTATCTACTTAAATAATTTGTAGAATTAAAATGTCCCTTACCCCTTAGCAAGTATTAGCATTTTGGTTATTGGATAGCTTCAGAACCCTCGCCACCAGTCGGGGGTTTTGTTGTATATAGCCATAGTTACGTCAGAATAAAAGAAGTTAAAAAAGGACTATGCCTTACCTCACCAACAATCAAAGAATGGAGTTAGGTCTTGAAGGAGCTTGCTGTGTCAAGCCTGAGACTTTAAAAAAGGCTGATACGTCTAATGTTTACGTGGACGAAGAGGTTCAGGAACAGCTATTGGCTCCACCAGTAAGACCAACAGCTACAGTTGAAGTTGAAAAAGCTGATCTAGAGACAGAAAATTGAAAAGTTTATGGGAACCGTTACCTCCTCAATTAAGAGATAGCTTCCCTAATTTCACTTGTTATCTGCTTAGAGAGTTGGGGTTAGCAGATGCCCCAACTAAGCAGCAGATCTCTGTTTGTGATTGGATGCAAAATGGACCAGATCGAAGTCTTACGGTTGCGTTTCGTGGACTAGGTAAGTCAATTCTTGCGTCTTTTTATGCTTTATGGAGATTAAGAGTAGATCCAAATGAAAAAATTCTGATTGTCTCTGCTACAGCAGTTAAATCAACTGACTTTTCGTCTTTTATGCTCCGCTGCATTGGAGAAATAGATATTCTTCAATGTCTTATGCCTGGGCCAGAAAATAGATTTTCAAATGTTGCCTTTGATGTAGGGCCAGCTCAAGTTGAACAGTCTCCGTCTGTTCGATCAATGGGTGTCATGGGACAAACGACGGGCCAGAGATGTACCTGTGCCATACTCGATGATGTTGAGACTTTAGCTAACGTAATTACACAGCTAAAACAAGACAGAGTTGCACACGCTGTTGAAGAAATACAAAGTATCATAAAGCCAGAGGAGGGCCAGCTTTTACCCCGTAAAATTTTATATTTAGGAACGCCACATACCGAAACGAGTATATACTTAAGGCTTGTGAGAGAACGGAACTATTCTGCTCGTTACTGGCCTGCGCTCTATCCGAAGGAGTTCGATTGCTACGAGGGCAGCCTCGATCCGACGATTGAACATGAGGTCATCTCGAATACCAGCCTCGTGGAAGAGCCTACTGATCCAGAAAGATTTGGGCATGAGGACATTCTTCAAAGAAAAGCATCCATGACTAAGGCGAGCTTTGAACTTCAGTTCATGCTCAATACCCGATTAGCAACTTTAGACAAGTATCCAATCAGGCTTGGGGATCTTATGGTCATGGATCTCGATGGGAAAGCTCTACCAGAGACTTGTATATGGTCTAATCAACCTGACATGAGATTGCAAGATCTAGTTTGCGTCGGACTTGGAGCTGATAGGTTCTACCATCGCCCAATATTTCAAAATGGATGGGTGTCGAAAACCGAATCGTGGCGGTGTGTCTTAGCTATAGACCCTGCTGGACGAGGTAAGGACGAATTAGCTTGGGCAGTTTTAGCAGAGCTAAACGGAAATTTATTCCTACTTGAATCTGGTGGATCAACTCTTGGTTATGCCGATGAAGTTCTGCAATATCTCTCCGAAATAGCAAAGAAATGGGATGTTAATTACGTCGTCGCTGAATCAAACATGGGTGATGGAATGTTTACAGCTCTGTTAAAACCACATTTAACAAGAACTCATCCATGCACTATCGAAGAAGTTAGACATAACATCCGAAAAGAAGAAAGATTATGTGACACACTTGGCCCCTTAATTCAGCAACATCGTCTTATTGTTAATAGTCGAGTCATTAAAAATGATTATCGTCTGACTGATGAAGATCCTGAACATGGATATTCACGGAGCCTTTTTTGGCAAGCCTCAAGATTGACACATGAAAGGAATTGTTTAAGCCATGATGACCGCCTTGACGCTCTTGCTATTGCAGTCGGTTTTTTTGTTGAGTCAGCCGCCCAAGATCAGAAAGTTCAACAACAACATCGAAAAGATCAACTCTTCCAAGATGAATTAGACGCTTGGATGGATGAGACAACAGGTTCTATTGACTCAATAGCTTTTGGTTTTAAGAAAAAAACTACTTCGGGCCGAGCTTTCGGAGGGGTTCAACGTTTGAAGGTGGGGTCTTAAGCGGAATAACTTTGTCATCCATGCTTGAGAAATCCAATTTATTAGCAAGTTTTTTCAATGTGCTGCCTTCTGCTGCAACAGCAGTCACATTGTTTTGCTTTAACAGCATCATTGCTGCTGATATTGCCTTGCGATCTCCTTCTTTCAAGTCGTCTAAAACTTGATCTGCAACTAATTCGTGGATTGTTGCTAATTTTTCTTGTAAATCCATAAACTTCTACGGGGAAGTGGAATAACTTCTCTACTATGGTATATATTCCTGATTATCGGTAGGCTGTAAAGGTCTACGTCCTTGGAGAGTGACTTATTTCCCGAACATAGATGAAAGATTAATAGCTGCTCTAGATGAGCAGTTTCCAGATCAATGTCCTGATTTGAGTCTTTCTGAAAAAGAAGTTTGGTTTAAGTCAGGCCAAGCGTCTGTCATCAAGTGGTTAAAACGCCGTTTGGAAGAACAGGAAAATGACGTTTTTCAATTGGAGGCAGTCTGATGTGTATGGGTGGTGGCTCTGCTGCGACAATTACGGTTCCTGATTATAAAAAATATGATCAGCAATTTGATTTACAAAAAGCTTCGATAGAACAGGCTGCTAATACGTCAACTTTGACGGCTCAGGCTGATCTTAATTCTGCATTAAGAGCGAAGCAAGATGCGTCAACACAATTATTACTAGCGAAGCAACAACAAGCAGATGATACAAATGCAGCAGCGATGAGATTAGCTCAAGTTGTTGGGCCGCCGCCAAGAGAAGAACATGCTAAACCTCCTGAAATTGGAGTTGATGAACGTGGCATCAAAGGAAAGAAAGGTAAATCCTCTTTAAGGATTGGCAAAGTTGCCAGAACGTCCGGCAAAGGTGCTGGCCTCAACATTACTTAGGTACTCATTATGTGTTTCGGAAAACCAGAAGCTCCCACTATTGTCTATCAAGGCCCAAGTGAAGAGGATTTGCAACGAGATCGAGAAGTTTTAGAGACATTTAGAACTACTTCAGAGGCAAACACTAAGACTTTTCAAGAAAGTATTAATCAACAAATTGCATCGGCTCAAGCTTCGACTAACGCTCTTATGGAACAAGTTAATGCTCAAGGTGGGGGAACTGTAGAAAACGTAGTCAACGATGCTCCTTATGCAATTACAACTGAGGACAACGTGACTGATGAAGACGCTCAAACAACTACAAAGATTTCAAAGAAAAAGAAAAAACCAAGCACCTTAAAAATTTCAGCGGGTGGCCTTACGGCTTCTTCTGGAACAGGTGTTAACTACGGAGTTTAATTATGTGCGAAGCCCCCGACATCCCAGGCCCATTCGACAACCTTTGGAATGATGCTGTTGGTGTAACTGCGGCAAAGAATGAGGCGAAAGAAGCTGCAAAAGAACAAGAAAGACTTAATCAAATCGCGGAACAGCGAAATGCAGAAATTGAGGCAAACAGATTAGAACAGATACGGATAGCCAATGCAGCTACCGCTGCTCAACAAGAAGCTGCTGCTGCTGGCTCGGCTGCAATACAAGAGGTACAACAGCAGGCCGAAACTGCTTTTGTTGTTGGTGGTTCAGCTAATGCTGCTGAAATTTCAGAGCGTAATGCTGCTATAAGTGCTGCGAATAGTGCAGCAACTACGTCTCAAGGCATTCTTTCCAAGCAGAAGAAGAAGAAAAAAGGTCTAAGAATATCTCCTAAAGATGCTTATGCAAAAGGTGAAGGTTCTGCTGGAACCACTTCTGCTTCATTAAAAATCGGCAGTCAAGGTGTTGCTGCTGGTACTGGTACTAATCTCCCTGTCTAATTATGGCTACTGCTGAACAGCGTTATCGCTCTGGTGAAAATGATCGGAATTGGGTTTTAGATAAAGGCCGTAATTCTGCTCGTCTTACGGTTCCTTATTTAATTCCAGAATCAAACGATCCTGTCACGAACAATAAAGATACATACGCTGTTCCGTGGAACGGAATTGGGGCTCGTGGAGTTTTGAACTTAGCAAGTCGAATGCTTTTGGCTTTGCTACCTCCAACGCAACAATTTTTTAGATTTTCACTAGACGAAGCTGCATTAGCACAGCAAGGAGTCGGGCCAGAGCAGAAATCTCAGTACGAAGAGGCATTAAGCAAGATTGAAAGGATGGTGCTTAGGGAAATAGAAGCAAGTAATGATCGTGTTGTCTTACATGAGGCGTTATTACATTTAATCGTCGCCGGAAATGCACTTTTATATGTTTCGACTGATGGATTAAGGGTATTTCATCTCAATCGCTACGTTTGTTTCCGCGATCCAATGGGAAATCCTTTGGAAGCGGTGACATGTGAACAGCTTCCTTACTACGCATTGCCAGAAAAGGTTAGGCAAATGCTAGAAGAAGAGGAAGAAGAAGATTTAAAAGGACTTTATAAGCAACCTGAACCATTAGAAGCGAAGGAAGAAGAGAAGAATTGCAAGGTTTACACCCATATCAAGTGGGAAGGTGATCAAGTTAAGTGGCACCAAGAAGTGAAAAATAAGGTTGTCCCAGGCAGCGAAGGAAAAGCACCGAAAAATCTTAGTCCTTGGCTCCCATTGCGTATGACTAGAATTGACAGTCAAGCCTACGGAGTGGGATATGTAGAATCTGCGGCAATAGCTGACTTACAAACAGTTGAGGCGTTATGTCAAGCGATAGCAGAAGGAGCATTAGCTAGTGCAGCGGTACGTTTCCTAGTAAAACCAAGCGGAGTTACGAAGGCTGCTGATCTTGCAAAAGCCCCTAATGGTTCTTTCGTCACAGGAGATCCTTCCGATGTGCTTGCCCTGCAAGTTCAGAAATCACAGGATCTATCCGTAGCGATGCAAGGCAAAGAACAAATTGAAAGAAGACTTGCCCAAGCTTTCATGCTTAACGATCAGAGAAATGCGGAGCGCGTCACCGCGGAAGAAGTGAGAATGACCCAGCTCATTACGGAACAAAGCATCGGCTCGATATATTCGATATTACAAACAGAGTTTCAAGTCCCATACGTCGCAAGGAAGTTAGACATTTTAACTAGGGAGAATAAGGTTCCAAAATTACCTGATGATTTAGTAAAACCAATAATGACGGTTGGTCTAGCAGCAGTAGGAAGAGGACATGAATTAGAACAGTTAGTCAGATTTACACAGACTTTGGCTCAAACAGTTGGGCCAGAGGGATTAGCCCAGTATTTAAAACCTACTGAGTTAATAACTCGTCTTGCCTATTCAATGGGCATAGACACTTTGGGCCTAATCAAGACTGAGCAAGAGCTACAAGCTGAAGCACAGCAGGCCCAAGAGCAAGCACGACAGCAAGCTTTACTGCAATCAGCTATGGGTGATCCGCAGAAGTTAGCTAATGCTGCTCAAACCGCTAATGAAATTGCAAATCCACCCCAAGAAGCACAATGACCGCGACCCCACAAGGCACTCCACAGCTAACTATTCCTGAAGGACAAGAGGGAATAGCTAGTCCTGATCAACAGGAATTAGTTGAACAGATTCAACAAGAAGGGCAAATCTCTGAAGATGCTCAACAAGTCTTAGAAAAATTTAAAAGTACAGAAGATTTAGCAAAATCTTACGCAGAGCTGCAAAGGAAGTTCACTCAAAATCAACAGCAAAAACCTGAGACTCAGGAAAAGGCTGAAGAATCAACTGAAGAATCAACTACGGACGAAATCAATTGGCCTGAATCAATTGAAAATTATACGTTTGAAGTTGGAGAGAAATTTTATGGAACAGAAGTAGCAACTGCTTTGCAAAATGCTGAAGTTAATCCAGTTGAGATGTGTGAAAAGTTTTATGCAGGGGAAGATGTAAGTAATTATGTGAATGACATAGTTGATAAAGGTGGTTTACCTAGAGATCTAGTTGAAAGGTATTTAGAAGGAAGTCGTGTTCGTGCTGGTCTTAATAGGGATTCTGCTCAAAAGGTAATGACAGATACAGAGGAGCAGCAGATAAAAGATGAATTAGGAGGCGATGCTGCTTTCAATCAAATTGCTGATTGGGCTGGTAAAAACTTAAATGCAGAAACTTTAAAGTCTTATAACGACACGATTGATGGTGGAAATCCTGACGCAATACGTTGGGCAGTTCGATCATTACAAATAGAAATGGCAAACCCTAACGCTGTTGTAGAACCAAAACTAATAGGGGGTGGAGATGTCCCAAGTGAGACAACATTCCAAAGTAAGCAACAAGTATTAGATGCAATGAGTAAGACGAATGATAGAGGACAAAAAATATATGAAGTAGATCCAAGTTACCAAGAATCAGTTAAACAAATGTTGGCAAGAAGCGGCGCGTGGGATAGCCTTAAGTAAGAAAGCAAACCAAAAGCTTTAGGCCCATTAAGGTGGATAACCTAAGTAGCGAAGGAAGGGCTATCTAACAAAAGTATTTTTCTAAAAAATTAAGTCATCATGGCTGTAACACTCAGCCGTATTGGTCAGGTTAAAGGTGCAGGTGCCACTTGGGGTGCTGGTGCTTCTGGTCTAGATACGGACAGAGCTTTAATGTTGAAGCTCGGATCGGCGGAAGTTATGGAAGCCTTCATGACTGCCACGGTTTTCAAAGGAAAAACTCGTGAAAGAAACATAAGAGGCGGCAAAAGCGTAGCCTTCCCAATCACGGGTAAAATGACCGCTGCGTACCATCAGCCAGGTACTGAGCTGACAGGTACAATCAACGATCCTTCTGACCTCAACGAGAGGGTAATTAGCTTGGATGCGTTGATGGTTGCAGACGCGGCGATTTATAACGTCGATGAATTAATGTCATTCTTCGATGTTAGGCAAATTTATACGAAGGAATTAGGACGTGCTTTAGCCGTTGAGTATGACAAGCGTGTTGCAAGGATGATCTTTGCAGCGGCAAGCAACACTACTGAGCCTTTAAATAAAACTTCTAACGCAGGAAGAATAGGACAAGGACTAACACTTGGAACTGATTACACAGCTTCAGGTGCTACTCGTCAGGCAAAAGGTGATGCTCTAGTTAACGCGATCTTTGACGCTCGTGTTGGCTTTGAGACTAAGGATGTAAGTATCGACGACATGTACGCGGTATTTACTCCAGAGGATTACTACCTCATCTCACAATCAAGTCGTGCTATCAACGCTGACTTCGGTGGAGCTGGAACCATTGCAGATGGCCGCACATTGCGTGTTGCTGGGATTCCTATTCTTAGCTCTAATCACGTAACTCAAAGTGCTTACACGCTTGTAGCGGGTGATCACAATGGAGATTACGCTCAGAACTTGAGTAAGTGTAAGGGTCTAATCTTTAACAAGGAAGCTGTTGGTGTTGTTTCACTACTATCTCCAGCACTTCAGTTAACAGGTGAAGAGTGGAGAGTTGTTCACCAAGCAGATCTTATGGTCGCAAGACAAGCACTAGGTATGGGAGTTCTACGAGCTGAGTCAGCTTGTAAAATTGTTATTCCTTAGTAAGCTAAATACGAGAGATTGCAAAGCAGGGGCCAGCGAAAGCTGGCTCTTTTTTTTGCTTACTAATACAATGTATGCAACGCCCTTGTAGATGAGTAATGGGATTAGCAAATCAGTCAGTTACCCCAGGTAGAAGTGGACTGCTAGATGCAGTAAATATTTTGCTTGAGAATATAGGCGAGCAACCTGTTAACACCTTAGAAAATCAGCAGATTAGTGATGCGAGAATTGCTGAAAGAACATTACTTGAATTTCATAAAGAGGGGCAAATTAAAGGTTGGAGCTGGAACACAGAAAGAGATTATCCATTCTCTAAAGATTCAAGTGGTGAAGTGAAAATACCAACTAATGTTTTAAAACTTTCGTTAGATCCATATCTTTATGCAGGTCGTTACCAGCATCGAGGAACAAGGTTATATGACACGGAATATCGAACTTATATTTTAGAGACAACGATTGATGACATTTTATGTGATGTCATTTTTGGCATGTCATGGGATGAATGTCCAGAAGCATTTAATCGTTGGATAACAATTAGATCAGCAAGAGTTTTTGCACAAAGAGTTTTAGGAGATAGTGCATCATTTAGATATACGCAAGAAGACGAGAAAGCAGCTCAAGTTGTATTAGAGCGAATGGAACAAGAACAGGAGCAAGCGAATTTATTAACAGGAGGAAGGAATCACTTGCCGTTCCCAACTTATGCCCCTGCTTCGGGACTTAGCACTCGCCGTATTACTACTGGAATCAGACTCTAATGGCTTTACGTTCTTATTCAATACCAAACCTATCTCAAGGTGTTTCGCAGCAACCTGACGCTCAAAGAGATCCATCACAAGGAGAAATACAAATCAATGGAATGTCGTCAATTGTCGAAGGTTTACGAAAAAGAGATTCCAGCGAAGTCTTGGCAGAAGTCTCTAGCACCAGTTTTGGAGACTGTTTCATCCATAGTATTCTTAGGGATAATACTGAAGAATATCTTGCAGTAATAAGCAACAATGACGTAAAGGTTTACGACCTTGAAGGGAACGCCATAACTGTTAATAAGCCTAGTGGCGTTAGTTATCTATCAAGTGTTACTGATGCGAGGCAGCATATAAGAGCTGTAACGATTGCTGATTACACCTTCATAACGAATACGAAGCAGATTCCAGCAATGAAAACTGCGACAGCTCCGGCTACTGCAAGACCTACGGCACATGAAGCATTGGTATGGATCAAAGGAGCTTCTTATGGAAACCGTTACAAATTAACAGTTAATGGAAGTTCAGCTCAAGTTGACACTCCTGTTGCTGCTGTTATTTCTAGTGGTGGATCAGTTACAGAAAATAGAATTAGTTCAGAAGATATTGCTGAAAATTTAAGAACAAATATTTCTGCAAGTGGAGTAACAATTACTCGAAGTGGTTCTGTTTTGCATTTGACATCTTCAAGTGCAATTACTTTGTCTGCTACTGACGCAAAAGCAAACCAAGATATTGCAATTTTCTTGAATGATGTTCAAGCATTTACCGAGCTTCCAACAATTGCACCGATTGGGTATCAAATTTCGATTATTGGAGATCCAGGGAACGATTTTGATGGTTATTACGTTGAGTTCCAACCTAAGAGTGGAAATTTCGGAGAAGGTGCGTGGGTAGAAACAGTTAGTCCAGGTGTTGAGTACGAGGTCGATGAAGATAAAATGCCTCATATTTTGGTGAGATTATCTAATAGTCAATTTTATTTTGGGCCTGCTGATGCAAGCACTCAATCAGGTACAGAGATGCCCAAGTGGGGCAATCGAATAGCTGGTGATTACAACACAGCTCCAGATCCGAGCTTTATTGGTTTTCCTATTAATGACATCTTTATCTATAAAAATAGACTTGGATTCTTGTCCGATGAAAACGTCATTTTGAGTCGTGTTCGTGCGTTTTTTGAGTTTTTCCCTGAGACAGTCACGACAATTTTAGATACTGATCCGATTGATGTTGTAGCAAGTAATAACAAAGTTTCTATTCTTAAATATGCCGTACCTTATCAAGATGAATTAATATTATTTAGCTCACAATATCAATTTAGATTTAACGCTGCTGAAACAATATTAACTCCTAAAACTGCACAAATAACAGTTTTAACTCAATTTGAAGTTGATGTAGAAGTCAGACCACAATTAGCTGGTGGAGGTATTATCTTTACCCAATCTAATGGGGATTGGTCACAGTTTAGAGAATTTAGTGTTCGTGGAGCTGGTACTGCTTTGACAGCAGATGCAGCAGATTTAACTGGTTATGTGTCGGCTTATATCCCAAGTCAGATGTTCAAACTGACTGTGAATGATACAAGCAATGTGATGTTTGGAATAAGTGGGAAGACTGGTCATCAAAATCGTATTTATGTTTATAAGTTCTTTTTCCGTAATTCAGGAGAAGGAACGCAAAGGGCTCAA